ATGACTGTTCAAAGAAGGTCAGATCACAGTGTTCCTATTGTCTTAAAAGATAATTCTGGAACGGCAATCAACTTAACAGGATTTACAGTAGCAGCACAGGTATGGGATGAATCACGTTCCACAAAATATGCAGATTGGGCTGTTACTTATACAGATAGATCAGCAGGATCTTTTTCTATAGCACTGACAGACACCCAAACAGCAACATTTACTCCTGAGATATTAGCTTACGATGTGTTATTAGTTGATGGATCTGGCCTCAAAGAATATTATTTAGAGGGTAAGATATTTATGAGTGAGGGTTACACAACCACATGAGTCAAGTCAACATTACGACCACTAAAAATACCGTTACTGTTAACGGTGAGACAAGGGTTGTCACGGTGGCAACTCAGGGTCCTCAGGGAGCTAGTGCAGATTTTACTTTAAATTCAACTGATAAAGTTGATGGGTCTGTTATTTACTATGACTCTAGTTCTGCTACATTTAAGGCAGATGCAACTACTACTAAACTAACACTCGTTAATGGAGGAAACTTTTAGGCCATGTCTAACACTATAAGAATTAAAAAGAGAGCAGCAAGTGGAAGTGCTGGTGCTCCTTCTAGTTTATCTCCATCAGAATTAGCTTTTAACGAAAATGATCTAAAATTATATTACGGCTTTGGCGATAATGGCTCTACCCCACCATCTGCAAGTTCAATCATTACTGTTGGTGGTTCTGGTGCGTTTTTTGATAAGACAACAACAAGAACAACTAATCATGTTTTAGCTGGTGCTGCCTCTGGAAGTGCTGCTGCACCTACATTTAGAGCCTTAGTTGCTGCTGATATTCCTTCCATTGCACATACAAAAATATCTGACTTTGATGCAGGTGTACAAGTAAATAGAGTAGACGAATTAGCTGCTGCAACCAATCCAGTAACAGGAGTTACACCTACAGCCGATGCTCATTTTGCAACAAAAGGATATGTAGATGGTGTTAGCCAGGGATTAGATATTAAAGACAGTGTTAAGGTCGCTACTACTGCAAATATTACACTTTCTGGTACGCAGACTATTGATGGTGTTGCTGTTTCTGCTGATGAAAGAGTTTTAGTTAAGAACCAAAGTACAGCAAGTCAGAACGGACTGTATCTTTGTAAAGCAAGCACATGGGTAAGAACAGATGATTTAGCTGCTGGTGCTGATGCTGCTGGAATGTTCACCTTTGTTGAGCAAGGGTCTACACAAGCTGATGAAGGTTTTGTTTGTAGTTCTGACAAAGGATCTGCTGTTGTCGGCACTAATAATTTATCTTACACACAATTTAGTGGTGGCGGAAACTTAACTGCTGGAAATGGGCTTGATAAAAGTGGTAATGAGTTTAGTGTTGATCTTAAATCCAATGGTGGAATAGTAATTGAATCAACAGAAATGGCTGTTGATCTTTCCGCTAGTTCTATCACAGGAACTCTTGCAATTAGCGATGGTGGAACGGGTGCTACAAGTGCAAGTGCAGCAAGAACAGCATTAGGATTAGCGATTGGAACTAACGTACAGGCTTTTGATGCTCAGTTATCTGATATTGCAGGTCTTACACCATCTGACGGTAATTTTATTGTTGGAGATGGTTCCAACTTTGTACTTGAAAGTGGATCTACTGCAAGAGCTTCTCTTGGATTAGCAATTGGTTCTAATGTTCAAGCATATGATGCTGATTTAGATAATTTATCAGGTATGCAGTCAGGTGCATCTTCTGCTTTAGCTGCAATAACATCAACAGAAATACAAATTCTTGATGGTGCAACTGTAACAACTGCCGAGTTAAATATTTTAGATGGTGTTACCGCAACTGCTTCTGAATTAAACATCTTAGATGGGGTTACTGCTACAGCTTCAGAATTAAACATTTTAGATGGAGTAACAGCGACAGCCACAGAAATAAATGCAGCTTGTGATGGAACTACATCTGCCACTTCAACAACACTTGCTACTGGGGATCGCTTTGTAACAAATGACGCTGGAACGATGAAACAAGTTGCGTTGTCTGATTTGGTTACATTTTTGGAGGATGGTTCTACATCTGGTTTTGATGTAGATGGTGGAACATTTTAGGCCATAGGAGGTAAAGACCAATGGCAAATGTTATTAAGCTAAAACGAGGTACTAGCACCCCTACAACAAGTGATATAGCCAATGGCGAAGTTGCGATAGATACTTCTGACCAAAAATTTTATATAAATGATGGTGGAACTGTAAAAGAAATTGGCGGTGGTGGAGGCGGTGCTACTGGTGGTGGTAGCGATAAAGTATTTTTTGAAAATGCTCAAACAGTAACGACAAACTATACAATAGGCGATACATTTGGAGCAGCTTGCAACGCAATGGCAGCAGGTCCTATAACTATAAATAGTGGCGTAACTGTCACTATCAACTCAGGAGAAGTTCTTACTATTGTTTAAATTATGAAAGCATTAATAGAAAAACAAATTCTTGAATGGCAACAGGAAATAATTAAACAGAATACTTATGTAATGAGACTAGAAGGTGGAATACAGGCATATCAGTTGTTACTACAAAAAATGAATGAAGAAGAAGAGAAAACAGGGACTATAGAATTAGGGGTAAAAAAAGAAAAAAAGTAACGGGGATACTTGTAAGAGAGTGTCCTATCTGCGGTACTACCTTCAATACAATGGAACAGCGTAGGATTTATTGCTCTGGAGCGTGTAAAACTAAATCAAGCAGAGCTAATTCTACTCGTTAGGTTTACTTATCATCTGACGGTTTATAAGACCTAAAGTGACGTATAAAGGAGATAGACCTATAATTAAAAGTAATGTAGCTATGCTCATTACAGACATAGCTTTAATTAGGGCAAATTTTATCATGTTTCAAAAAATTGCTAACGTATTGAGTATCATCTCATTTGTAATGGTAGCTTCCATGAGTGGTGGAGCGTACTTAGGTTACAGGTATGTAACTTCAGAAAACTTTAAAAGCCAAGTTATGAATGAAATCCTTGGAAATGTGCAGGGTATGATGCCGAAAATATTAGATAATGGTTTACCTAAAATGACAGGTCCATCAATGCCGATTATCAAATGAATTGTTGGCACTGTAAGACAGAACTAATATGGGGTGGAGATCATAGTATTGATGAAGATTTTCACCCTGTTCTTGGAGAAGAATATTCTATGGTGACTAATTTATCTTGTCCTAAATGTAATTCTTATGTAGAAGTTTATTTGCCAAAATGATATTTGGGTATGGAAATACCAAAGATTAATATAAACAAGGTTGAAATACATGAAATACCCGTATGGAAAACTGATATACAAACATTAAATAATATAAGTAAACCTATAGTTGATATTCCTGGTTGTGTAAGAGTTCATAGAAACAATCTCACAAGTCTCATTGAGAATGACAAAGATGAATATGGCACATATACAGAATGTGGTAACTTCAGTATTCCTAGTTTTGAACCTTTGCAGTACAACCCCAACGAATTTAAGTACACGCAATCCGAAACCCCCACAAATCAAGATCAAGAGTTTGTTGAATCTACAGTAGAGCCACCAAAATACGAACCAAAGAAAAAAGATAAAGATGATAAATTTGTTCCCTGCCCTGGACCAAATGACCAAAGAGTAGGAGATTATCGTAACGAATTTAAACTGGAACGTGTTATAGGACATAAAAGAAGCGAAGATGGTAGTAAATGTATAACTCTTTATGAAGACGTTAAGTTCATCGAGCAATACATACCGAATCCTCCACAGCTTATTAGCACTGCTGTTATTGCTTCTGTCGCTGCCTCTACTCCATTACTGCTTAATATTGTCAAACCTTTAATAAAGAATTTAATAAAAAAGCTTACAAAAAAGAAAAATGATGTAAAATGATATTAAGTAACCAGACCCATTATCAAACCGTAAAATCGGTAACTGCTCTGTTGGAGCGTCAGTTGCTTACTTAGCAAAAGTGTTTTGAGATTTCCTTTTGCTTATAAATTAGTAGGTAGACTAGTTGGAAGGGGTCTATCTACTTTTTTATTTTTAAGGTAGAATGTTCATCCGTAGATAAGTTTAATACCCGTGACTTGTCTACTTCAATTTTAATGTATAATAAATATTAGGCATACCTCGAAATCTTACGGGATTAGACTGTCACTGCCTACTTTAATTTGTGAGTATGTGGGATAACTTGATTTGGAGGTGGTTGAACAATAACTCCTTCACATAATTTTGCGAAGTTACTTTTAGGATCAAAATATATTCCCTTTAACATCAATTCTCCACAATTTTTCAATCTTGCTATTTCATAGTTGAGCAGCTTTGCATTTAATTCTTGCTTTTGTAAATTTATTTGTGTGTTGGCTGCATCAAGACAAGAATCTTGAAATCTGTTATCTAATGGAATATTAAATGTAAGTGCAAATCCAAAGTTTAGTCCTAAAGAATCCTTATTACCGCTATAGTTTTCTTGATAATAAAGCACATTTCCTGGATTATCAGGTACTCCATCATCGTTCGCGTCTGTTGGATCATATACGGGTGTATGGTAAATGTAGTCTTGAGGTCGTTTTTGATTAAACGATGTAGTGACAAATGGGCTGACTGTCATTTGTGGTCCAGAACATTTAATATTATTTCCGTATGTATTCTCTACCATTGGTCCACCTAAAACTTGGGTTGCAAAGTTTGATACGGAACCAGATGCGGATGCCGAGGGTGCTGCTGTATTCGAGGTGTTAGCTAAAACAGGATTGCCTAGCAGACTTATTGCGAGAAGATAGTTGTGGTATCTGTTACGCTTGTGCTTTGGATCGTGCGAGTTATGTCGGTTACAGATTCCATTCCAGGTGCTTGATAAACTTCTGTAAATTGAAAGGCATCTCCAGGATTTGTTTGAGTCCAGTTTGGTCTTTGATCTAGATTTAATCCCTGCCATGTATGCGTAGTTCCGTTTATTGTTTCACTAACTGAGGTAGCTGCTGGAGTAATAGAAGATCCGTCATGCTGAATCCCTGATCCTGTGACGGAGTAAAGAAACCCAGAATTATATTCTGTTGTTCGTATAGTCTCTGTAATATTTGTGGTAGTTTCGGTTCGGCTGGTGGAACTACCCTGCGTAAAATTAGGTATAACTGGCACAGCGTAACAAGGAGCAGATATAACAAAGCCAAGAAGAAGTAGCCTCCTCATTCGATAGTAAGATCAACGACAAACTGACCTGTTATCACGATACCTGTTCCCGTTCCTGGTGTCATCGTAATCGTATGATTGTCTATCGCAACCGCAGCCGTGCCTACGCTTCCAGCACTTGTGCTTGTAAGGTCCGAAAAATTTGGCACAGTACCTACTGTAACCGCACTACCTGGTGTGGCATCTCCTTCTAAAAAACTTGTAGAAAAACTAAAGGCTTCGCCACTAGTCGCTTGCGTAGCAGAAGGAAAAGTTACTGATGGTACGCCATTTGTAACAGAACCGAATCCACCTACTGTAGCTGCTGAATTTGAATCAACAGTTGTTATGTTGTTTCCGCTTATGCTGTAAGACGTACCAATTTTATCAGCTGTACTAGCTGCTGAAAGAGATTCAAACTTTACACTAGATGATATGGAGTGATTCATGTCCGCATAGGCTGGTGCGGATAGCATAAATAAAAATGGGATTAGTCTTTTCATTTTTTAGGTTTAGGGTCAATTACTTCTGCTCCTTCGATTTTAATTGGAGTCATTACCCTTATAGTTTGAATCATACCTTCTCCCATTGCAACTTTATCGTCTTTCTTACTACTTTTCTTTGATCCTTCAAGTCCAAAAGTTGCTAATGCACCTGTAAGCAAACTTGCTGGAAAAGTTATATCCTTTGGTTCTGAACTATATCCTGGAATTGAGATGTAGTTTAGCGTAACTATAAAACCACTCCAAACAACAACACCTAATCTGACAAAAAGACTAATAATTGCTAGTTGTTCTTCTTTATCATCAAGTCCATCTTTTAATTTTTGTAGGACATTTTTGTTTTTTTCATCAGCCATAGCGTTAACCTTTCTTGTCTTATATTAGCAAGTTAGCTATGTTTGGAAAGTAACACACAATTATTGTATGTATAAAATCCTCAAACCAATCTTAATGACCTTTTTAACAACAACTGCTGTTAAAAGATTGGTCATAGATTTACTAAAATCAATTGCCAAGCAAACTACGAATACTCTGGATGATAAAGCGGTTGAAATTTTAGAACAACAACTTTTTCCCTAAAATGAAAATTACTAAATTTCTCAACATCGATATTGAGCCAGCACCTCCAGAGTTGGAACTAGAAATTGAAATGCAATGTAGAGAGATTATGAAAGCTAATGATATAGACAACATAAAAAGATATTGCACACATATGGTTAGAAAAAAGTTTGACCAAGATATTTTTATGGCTTCTTTGTTAAATAGACTTATAGAATTAGAGGCTAATCGTGTAGTAGCAGAAATGAGAAAAGAGAAGAAAAAACCTACTAATCCGATAAAGAAGTTTTTTCGTATTCCCTAATCTCTTCGTCAGTAAAATCTTTTACTAATAATTTGTCAATTTTATCAATTTCATAATTAAATTTAAGTACAGCAGTTCTTATATGTTCTGTAACCCAACGACCTTGATCATAAATTACTTGTGCTTTACCATTATCTTTTATAAAAACATAATGATCTTGTCCTTTCATTTGTATTTCTAAAAAGTTTTTCTCTAAGTTTTTACGTCTTATATCTTTAAGTTTGCGTAATTTAAGAATAGATTTTTTAACTGGTTTCATTTTTGATAGTCCAAAGGAGGAGGTGTAATCCAATGACGTCTGCCATTGATAATTTTAAAATGTATTTTTAGTAAGGGATCATTTACTAAGTATTGTTTAGGTTTTTTTCTCATTTGTAAATCCTCTGTAGTTCTCTGCTGAGTTTTCTAGCATAGTAGTTTCTATGTATCCAATCAATTTTGTATCCAACATTGAAATGAGCTTTTCTACAAACATCAATAAGATTATCCATTAAACGTCTATTAAACTTAAAACCTCTCATCCTTTTTCTCACTTTCTCTCCTTGTTTAAAGTTTATAGAGTTTGTAGACATCCAACCTGTTTTATCAGCAGTTTCATAAGTTTCTAGTCCATTATCTGTCAATATGATGCAAGTGTATCCTGCGTGAGTTTTATTTCCTTTCTTACGCAATCTTCGTAAATACAAATTCATTATGTCTCCTGTCTCTTTGTTTCTTATATGAATATATGGCTGAGTTCTTTTTCCTAAAAATATTATTTTGTCAAAATGTTTATTTTCTCTTATATCTTGTAAGTCACCTAACTCTTTACCTTTTTGTATGTAATCAGGAAAAAGATATTCCTGAGTATCTTCATTAATTGGTGGAACAGTATATGGATGCATATAAGTATCTTCTGTTCCTTTATCAATAAAACCAACAACTATCCCATATTTTTGTTGATTATGACCTACATAATAAATAATATTATCTCCTACTTTTACCTGTTTATCTTGATTGTGATTTAGATAGAAACTAGTATTCCAATTAGTTTTAGTTTCAAAAACTATTTTTTTATTTTTGGTTAAATATTCAAAATCTAATAAATTAATATTATGATATTTTGATTTTACATATCTTGATTCTTTATATTTTTCTTTTATAGTTTCTGGTTTTCTATCGTGATTCCTTTTTAGTTCTTCTAACTGACCTTCAATTTCAAGTAACTCTTCTTTTGTAAGTTCGTGGCCACAATTAGGACAAACCTTTTGTGGTTTGAAAACATAATTACATTGTTTACAAGTTTTAAATATAGGTTTAGCTTTGTTTTTTACTTTTTCTTCATCAAAATCTAATTCCCAATGCCTTTCGATATCTACAAAGTCATGCCTGTAAGTATTGCCAACATGATCTAATACTATTGCTGTTTTGCCTTCTTCTGGTCTTAATATTCTTCCTACTTGTTGAACGTATAAAGCAAGAGAGTTCGTTGGGCGAAGGAGGATAGCTCCTGTCACGCAAGGTAAATCAGTTCCCTCGCTAATGATATCGATAGAAACAACAACACTTATCTCATGGTTTCTTAGCTTATCAAGAACTTTATCTCTCTCAGGTAGTTTCATCTCACCTGTTAATAGTTCTGCCTTAACACCTTCTTTTATAAACTTTTCATGCACTTTTTTGGCATGAGCTATATCAACACAAAAAGCAATAGCTGGTTTATCTAATAGATGTTTTTTATATTGTTCAACGGCATCACCAATAATCATTGGTTGATCCATTACTTTTTTTAAATCTTTTTTCTGAAATTCTCCTCTTTTTAATCTACAACCAGTTAAGTCAGGTTGTTTTGCTCCTGCAAACACTTTGTGATTACATAGATAACCTTTTGAGACTAGGTCATTAGTTTGTACATCAGATATGAGTACATTAAAAAACTTACCTAAAGGTTTATTATCTAAACGTATGGGAGTCGCTGTCACTCCTACCTTTATGGCATCTTTGTATCTTTTTACAATCTTCAACCATGTAGATGCAGCAATATGATGTGCTTCATCAAAGATGATTATGTCAGGAACAAACTTTTCTCTTTCAATGTTTCTGTAAAGAGTATAAACAGAAGCAACTTGTAGGGGTTGAGTATTATCCCTGGGAAAACCAGAGGCAATGATTCCATATTGAGAATCAATCAAATCAAGCTTTTGACAAGATTGTTTAATTAATTCTCTTTTATGAACAAGAACCATTACTTTCTTGCCTTTACTAACAAAATCTCTTGCTAGTTCTGAAAAGATAACTGTTTTACCAGCACCTGTAGGCAAGACAAGTAAGGGAGATTTATTTTGATTTTGGAGTTGAAGATTTAACTGCTCAAGAGCAGTGGTTTGGTATTCTCTTAAATGCATTGGAAGGTAGTTAGATTTTAAAAAGGTAGTTCTTCGTTTACAGATTCGATCTTCTGTGGATTAATGTTGCCAAATACTCCGTATGGTCCATCCATCGCTTTAGAGTAGATTTGTACACACTTAGTTTTAACTTTCTCTTTTTTGTTGAAATCGTAAACTTCTCCATCTTTAGCTTTTGAATTTACTAGGTTCTGTAAATGATCTATTAAATGAGTAACAGAGTCAACAGGAATTGTGAGACTCAAAACTTGTTTCTCAGGATCAAATCTATCGTCACTAATGTTCCATTTGATTGGTAATGGAAGTGCTGGATTGAAATCAGGCATGATTAAAAAATTCTTTTAATAAGTTGTTTAAAAATTGGTTAGTAGAGAGATTGCTCGACTTACAATGCTCTCTTACTTGAGCAGCTAATTCATCAGAAGTACGCACCCCTAAAACATTTCGATTAAGGTTTTTTTTCTGGGCTGCCCTTCTCTCTTCAAGTTGTTTCATAATTGCTTGTCCAGAGAAGTCTGCTTCTTCTGTAGTCATAGTGTGTCATCTATTTTTGATATAGCATGACTTAAAAATTCACCATGTAAAGCAGTTGTAATATGTCTGGTAATCTTTGTATCTTTGATTCCAAACTTTTTCCTAAACGATTCAACAAGTTCTTTCATCTTATCAGGGTTTGATTCGTGAAGACTTTGAAGTTGTTCAAGAATTAATGTTTTAGCTTCCTTAGATATTGGATCAGGAAGTTTCTCTAAAACTGATGTAGGTTTTAAAGGTTGATTAGGTCTAGTTGGAGTTTCTGCTACACCTTTTTTAGGTGCTGGTGCTTTAGTTAATGAGTTACCATCATCATCATCTCCAGCCAAACCATAAACAGCAAGAAGACTATATCTTCGAGCATAGGTTTGTGCTGAACCAGCTTCTTGATGTGCATTCTTGACATTATCAGGAATTCTAGGAACTGGATATTTACTAATTAATGGTTCATCGCCAGATGTATGCATTAATTTAGTAACAACTATTGTAATAATTTCTCCTTCTGGAGTAATTACAAAGTCATTCATTTGTGTATGACATAACCCAAATTCTGTAGCTGGTTGAACAGCTAACAAAGCTTGAGCTAATGTGGTGTATTTGCTTTTGAAGAAAGGGTTAGTCCCATCTCTACCAGCAGCATGATGCTTTTTTTGAAAAGCATTTAAAGCTTCAACTAAAGTGGAAGGTTGCTTAGTGGTCATCAGTAATTGTTTACTTGAGATTAATATTACAACAATATTATGTTTACTGCAAGGCTGATTGTAATAAAGTATTAAATTGTTCTGGTGTTAACACAACTCGCCATTCTCCTCCCCTAAACCTAACCATGCTCGCAACGAAGTCTACACCTGCGTTTTTTCTTTGTATTTCTACTTCCCTGGGTTTTACTAAACAGGCTCGATTTTTATCTTTATAATCACAAACCTGCACTACACAATTTGGTATGCCATAAATATCTCCAACATCATCTGGTATTCCTGCTGCTAAGTTTCGTTTGCATTGAAAACCAGTAACTTCTGTTAAAAGTTCTGCTGCTTCTCTTTCTGCTTTATCTCCTTTTCTTTTATTTGGATTAGTCATAATTGTAGTTCCCTTATTCGCCTTTGAATATCATCAAATGCTACTACATACTCTTTGTCATTAATTTCATTTTGAAACCATTGCCATTCAAGTGTTGCAATTTCATTTTGTAATTTAGTAATTAAATATTTTTTTCTTTTACTAAGTTCTTGATAAAAACATTTCATTTCATTATTTTCCATTTTTGTTTTATTTTAGATTTAAGTTGTTTAGTTTTCTGAATTTTTAAACTTAAGTAAGTGTCATTAAGTTCATCAATTAGGTGGGAAAAATCTCCTTGAGATGACATTTCTAGTGACCTTTCAAAGTTAATAATGGAAGCTTTAATTAGTTCTAAGTCTCTACCAGAGACATCAAGTATGTATCTCATTTAAACCTGTTTTGATAATTGTTCTTTTTGCCAATTAAATAACTCATTTATCATTCTTCGTATCGCCTCTTCAGGAACTGCTCTATCAATAACCATTCCATCTTGCAATTCTAAAAGATGAAAGTTAATACAAGCCATTTCATCCTCTGTAAAATATTTTACGTTGTCAATATTTTCTGGGTCATAATCTGTTCTGCCGTAATTACCAGCATTTATTTGTTTGTCTAATTCTGCTGCATCCCAATGTGTAATTAATTCTTGTAACTCTTTTATTCTTTGGCGAGCAGCTTTTTTTCTTTCGGTTACTTGCATTAAAACAACTCCTGTTTAGCTTCAAAGTTTTGCCATGCTTCCTGCCATGCAGTAAGACATCTTTCAGTTGGTTGATCATCGCCAAGTATGGCAACTTCTGGATATGCCCATAATGTATTACATACATCAGGTACTACATCACAATTTAGTTTCAACATTTCGATGTAGCAACCTAATTGTTTATCTGTGCAATATGGTTCTATCCAATATTTTTCAAGACAATCAATATATCTTGTATTTGGCCTTTCACGTTTATAAAAACCAGATGTAGTGTTGCCTTTAGTTTTGAGATCTATAAGTCTAATCTGATTAGTAGATTTGTCATAACCTAGTAAATCAAGTTGTCCACCAACTGATTTATCTGGGATAGACATCATAAATTCAACTGCCATAGGTTCAAAATTGGCAAACAATTCATGATTCAATAATGGAGTAACAATATTGGCATAGTCACCCATATAAATATCACCGCTGCCTAGCATTTGTTCTGCTAA